CGCAAAGATGGACAAGCACTTTGGCTGGTGGGTAGACCTCGACAAGGTCACTCTGAGTGATACAGGCGGAGGTGCTACAACTTGGGTGCATGCTCTTCCGTACGGTACGTACCAGCACCCGCTGTACGGCAAGATGGAATTCGATGCATCCAAGCTGACCGCGCTGGCGAATAGTGTTAAGACCAAGACGCGCGGTATCGATCCTGACATCGACTACGATCACAAGGCTGACCCCGTTAAGGGGAACCTGGCTGCTGGATGGGTAAAGGACGCCAAGGTCGACAATGCAGGGCTTCACCTGCAGGTCGACTTCACGCCCGCGGCCGCCAAGTCGATCAAGGACAAGGAGTACCGTTACTTCTCGGCGGAGTTCGTCGATGAGTGGACGGATGCTGCTGGTGCGAGCCATAAGGATGTTCTCTTTGGCGGCGGTCTTACCAACCGTCCGTTCATGAAGAACCTCCTGCCAGTGAACCTCTCGGAGCTCCTTTCCGAGGGACCGCCCAAGGCACCACCCACAACGGAGGCAGAAGTGGATCTGAAGAAGCTGTGCACGCTTCTTGGTCTACCTGAGACTTCGACCGAAGACGCAGTACTCGCCAAGCTGGGTGAGATGGCCTCGGGCGTCGTCAAGTTGACGGAAGACGTTAAGAAGTTGACCGACGAGAACGCGAAGCTCAAGGAGGACCCGAACAAGGGTCTGGACCCGGAGCTCATGCGGTTGGTCGAGGCGAGTCCGGCATTCGCGAAGATGTTCGCGGACATGCAGGAGAAGGACCAGAAGCTCACCGAGATGCAGACGGCGATGCGGCTGACTGAGGTCAATAGCCAGCTCGGCGAACTGCAGCGCGGTAAGACGTTCGCCCTGGCTCCTTCGGTCAAGGAAGACGTGCGAAACGTCCTCCTCAAGTCGACTCCGGAAGCTGCGAAGTTGCTGTTCGAGTTCATGACGAAGGTCATGGACGGTACGGCAATGGTTGATCTGTCTGAGCGTGGTCACGCGGGTCGACGTCTCGACGAGATCGACGTGACGGCACGATTCAACGAGATGGTCTCGCAGTACATGGAGACCAACAAGGTGGACTACGGGAACGCCGTCGAGTCCATCGCGCGAGCAAATCCGCAGATGTTCAACGACTACCGCGAAGCTTCGTACCAGTTCAAGGCTTAAGGGGAGGTGAACTAGAATGGCTGGAGCAAACTACGTTCTCGATAAGGGCTTTAGTGTCCTTTCCACCTACAACAGCTCGGCCGCTGCAGGTGTTCTCGCGTACCGCTGCGTAGCGATGAACACCACTACCGGTAAGATCGACCTGAATGCTACGGCAACGGCATTCAGCATTGGCGTGGTAAAGGAAAACGTCGATGCCGTCAAGGTCGCGACCGGTAAGGTCATGGTTGATGTCCGGCTCATGGGCATCACCAAGGTCCGTGTGTCGGATACACCGGGCACGATCCTACTCGGTTCCAGGGTCGCACCAAGCGGAACCGGTGCCAACTCCGGTGGCGTCAAGCTTGCCGTCACCACCAACGCTGTGCTCGGTATCGTAGTTGGTCCCGTGCCGATCGGTACACCTGCCGCCGGCGATCTCATCGACGTCATGCTCACGCCCGGCGTGGGCGCGGTTCTGTCCTAAACCTGAAGGGAGGAAGAAGTGCCAGTTTACAACCCGACAGGTTCAGTCAACGTTCACATTGATCAGATCCTTACGCAGATCAGTGTTGGATGGCCGAACAACGCTCTTGTTGGGGAACGGTTGTTCCCTACAGTGCCTGTCAACAAGCAGTCCGACAAGTACTACGTCTTCGGCCGTGAAGGTTGGAGCCTCCAGGACGACGTCCGTGCTCCGGGCACCGAGGCGAACGAGATCCCCGGTCTCGCGCTCTCGACCGATACGTACTACGCCGTGGAACACTCGCTCCAGATTCCGGTCACGGATGAAGAGCGCTGGAACGCCGACAGTCCGTTGTCACCGGACCGGGACGGTACGGAACTGGTGACGTCGAAGATCTGGCTCGGTCGCGAGAAGGCCATGAAGGACCTCGCAACCACTGCTGCCGGGTATGCGTCGACCAACACGGTCACGCTCTCCGGTACATCGCAGTTCAACGACTATGTCAACTCGGACCCGATCTCGGTTCTGCGCACCGGCAAGGCAGCCGTCCACTCGCGCATCTTCACCGAGCCGAACAAGGCGGTGATTCCTTACCAGGTCATGACGATCCTGGAGGATCACCCGGACTTCATCGAGCGCATCAAGTACTCAGAGCGGGGCATCGTCTCGTCCGAGCTGATCAGTGCGGTCGTGGGTATCGGCGAGATCATCATCCCCGGCGTTGGCATCGACAGTGCTCTTCTCGGCCAGCCGTCGTCCCTCGGCTACCTCTGGGGCAAGGACATCGTCATGGCCTGGGTGCCCGATCGGCCCGGCCTGAAGGTACCTGCGTTCGCGTACGAGTTCGGCTGGAAGGGTAATCCCGGAGGCCAGACGCAGTACGTCGATCGCTGGCGCGAGGAGAAGCGGAAGTCCGACCTCGTTCGGGTCTGCCGCTACTACGACCTCAAGCTCGTTGCTCAGGGCGACCCGGGCACGGCTGACGCTGGCAAGGCCATTGCCGGCTACCTGATCAAGACCGCTGTTGCGTAAGGAGGTTTGAGATGGCAAAGGCTTACTACGCGACTTCGAAGATCGTCCATGGTGATGGCGACAAGGGCGAACGGGTCTTCGAGGCCGGCGATCAGGTCACAGGCCTGAACAAGGACCAGATGGTGTCTCTGTGGGATGCGGGCGTGCTTACCGAGCGCGACCCGAAGCAGCTTCCGCCGGACGACCGTGACGACAAGATCGCGTCACTGGAAGCTGAGCTGGCCAAGCTTCGGGCCGACCAGGCCAAGCCGGCCGAGCAGGAGGGTGAGAGCCCGGCCGGATCCGAGACACCGAGGGACACCGGCGAGCCCGCCAAGACGGACGGATCGCAGCCAGTCAACTAAGTAAGTG